ACCAGACCTCGACTCCATAATGACCCCACCAATAGTGGTAACTCAGTATGAAGGGAAGGCTGATTTTGACTTTTGGAGGATCTTAGGTTTAAGACCTTCCACGGAACCGAGAGTCCCTAAGGTGCTGAATTTTAGAAATTTTCACTTTTCTTCTAAATCCGGACCGAATGGTCCAGCTCTGGGGTCCAGCATTGCTGATCTAAATCTAATTAGCCTAAATAAGCGATTATTAGATTCGATTTGCATTGTTGGAGGCCCAAAGTTGGAACATCGGATCCGGGGATTAGTAGACCAGTTGGAATTTGTAACTTCAGGTCACCCTAGATTTCCTCAGCATCGTCTTCGGAAACTGTCGGTAGTACCTGATAAAGAGTTGAAGCTAAGAGTAGTAGCAGTCCTTGACTATTGAAGTCAAACTGCCCTATTTTCTTTTCATTCATATCTATATCGAGTCCTCCGAAAGATTCCTCAAGATTGTACCCATAACCAGGGATCTGTGGTAGATAAAATTAAGGGTTGAACGTACTTCGCCAGTATCGACTTAACAGCCGCTACTGATCGGTTTCCGATTCAATTCATAAAGTTTGTTCTATCACCTATCCTACCGAAACCTTGACTCGATGCTTGGGAGTACGTTATGGTAGGTCTTCCATTTGAATTTCGGCGAGGTAAGGAGCCCTTACAGGTTGCTTACTCCGTCGGCACTCCCATGGGGGCCTACACGTCGTGAGCGACTTTTGCAGTTGCTCACCACTACATAATGTATTCCTGTTGTAAAGAACTTGGAATCGATTGAAGAACCTCTAAATATGTTATGCTAGGGGACGATGTCCTTTTAGGGGATATTGCCCTCGCCCATAAGTATAAAGAGGCTATTCTGGCTCTTGGCGTTACCTTCTCACCTACAAAAACATTCGAATCCGAACTCTTTGCAGAGTTCGCGAAACGGATTTTCTATAAGGGTGTTGAAGTGACTCCTTTTCCGATCTCCGCTGTAATCGGCGAAAAGAAGTTCTATGAACTTCTTCCCGTCTTTTACAACGAAATAGGTAAAGGGTGGAACTTCTCAGAAGGGGTGCACGAGGCTATCAGATCATATTACAACTTTGTGAAGGGTTTCAATGCTAGTTATTGCAAAGAAATCGGACTCAAAGCTGCAGTCGCCGAAAAGCTCATGTTGTACATGAGAGGAGCCTCAACAGCTATAGACTGTATAAAATCTGTCTATAGGTGGAAAGGACAACCAGACGTGAAGGTAGTCAAAGAGAGCATCTGTAAAGATGCCATCCAAGGCTGTCTTCTCGACCTTTTCGTCGCTTCAGACCCTGCATCGAACAAGACCGGACCCAGAGCTAAGGAGCCATTAGGCCAATTAGCCGAGAATATGGTAATGTTCTATACAAGTTCTGAAGATGAAATGATAGTGATCTGGGCGTGTGAACACATCTCGTCTATTCCTATCCTTAACGTTTATGGACAGATTACCGAGATGTACATAAAACTGAAGAAAACAGCCCAAGGGTCTATTAAGGATTTAGAGGTTTGACCTCTACTCTTAAAGACGGTGGGAATACCTTTATCAGATTTGGCCTTTGTCGAGAGACAAAAGTCAAGGCTGGCTAGAGGGTCTTCTTCAATTGCTGCAAAGCTTTTAGCTAAGTATGAACCGATTGAGCTGACGGATAGGATCCTTCAGAATACTCTCAAACCAAAAGGGAATTCGATTTTCGCACAATTTGCTCGTGCGGCGATCAAAATACCTCTGGTAAAAGATATTATTCCGGAGAAGCCTAAACCCAAAACTTAAGGGAACATCTTTGGCCTTGGCCTTGATTGTTCAGACAACCGAGGATCACCCTGTTTAGACAAACAATAAATCTAAACCGGACCCTTTCCTAAAATGATATGGTTTACCATTTCAGGGGTGGAGAGGGATACTTCCTGACTCTTTGAGGAGTC